CAGCCGCCCGCCTGCTTTTGTCTGCACTGGTAGGTTTTCTGGCAGAAGAAGCCCCAATGGATGAACGGAGCTTTCCTATCCATGAGCAAAATCACGATCCACGGCATTGAGCTTGAAATGAATATGCTCCGGGCCACGGACAATGAGCGCATCAGTAAAGCGATCGCCTCTGCAGGGCAGGCGGCAGACAAAGCTATGAGCTTCACCAACGAAGCCGCTGGCCTGCGTGAGATCTGCCGAATTGTCAGGCGGTGCTTCGACACTGCTTTCGGACCTGGTGTGGGGAAACAGGTTCTCGGCGACGATGACGTCGGCGTTGCGCTGGAAGCCTACGAATCCTTGGTGAATGAAGCTTCCCGACAGCGGGCTGAGTTTGAAGCCAAGGCCGAGGTGCTCCGCGCAAAATATTCACCCGAGCGCTCTCTCCGCGAGTGAGTCTGCTCATTGACCCCGCGCCGCACAGCGTCATGCTGAACGGTCAGGCATGGGATATCCGTACTGATTTTCGCATTGCATTACAGTTTGAATCGCTCATGCTTGACCGCAGCCTTGCGGCCCGGGAAAAAGTCATTCTGGCAATCAATCTGTTTTTCCCCAAGCTCCCTCCTTCTCCACTTGAAGCTCTCGATTCCATACGCTGGTTTTACGCTTGTGGAAAAGGCGACGAAAGCCAGTCGGACAGCGCTACAAAAGCCGCAAAACGCATTTACGATTATGATTATGACGATGCCTATATCTTTGCGGCTTTCCTATCTGATTACGGTATCGACCTCGAAGCCGTGCCGCATTTGCATTGGTGGAAATTCAAGGCGCTTTTTGATGCTTTGAAACCTGATAACACCATCTGCAAGATCATGGAATGGCGTGGCGCTGATACAAAGAAGATGAAAGGTGAGCAAAAAATCTTTTATCAGCGCATGCAGCGTCTTTACGCGCTCCCATGCCCGCGCGAAGAACGGGAAGTTCTTGATAAAATTACTCAGGCTCTCATTGATGGACGCAATTTGCCGGGAAATCTGGAAAACTTTTCCTGAATATGGTATCCTGTGTCCAGGAGGCGATTATGTGAAAAAGATTCTATCAGTATTCCTTGCTTTAATGGTATCCGCGTTTTTGTTGGCAGGCTGTGAGACTTCTCCATCTTCTATAAGTGCTTCAACGTCTGCCGAACAGCCTATCGCTGTTGAGCTTTCTGATTATTCCGATATCAACCAAAAAGTCCTTTCCAATGTCGAATTGATTTCAAGTGGGAATGAAATCTCTGGTCATTCTCCAGAGCTATCCATTGAAATTCAAGCAGTCGAGTTGTTTGATGGTGGAATCAATATTTCTCTGTCAGATAGTTATGGTACAGATATTTTTTGGCGTTATATGCTTGACGATAACCAGCTTGAGTATATTTCTTACCAATTCCAAGATGATATTAGTCCAGACGTCTATGCAGCAACGATTACGCGTACATACCTTTCACCTGATTTAGGATTTTCTGTTAGCGATATTTCTTACATTCTTGAACAAATCTCTGCTGGCGAATCCAACATTTCCGTTGGAGATTACGATATAAGATATGTCACTTTGGCAACAGCCGTTTCCTTTTCAAGAAAAAAGTAAATCTTCTAAAAACAAGGCGCACCCAAGCGGTGTGCCTTTCATTTTTGTCAAGGCCCCGGTTCTCAGCCGGGGTCTTCTTATTGCCATTTTTAAGGAAGTGAAACAAGCATGGCACAGCCGGACGGTACTCTAAAATACGATACCCTCATTGACAGTAACGGTTTTAAATCAGGGCTTGCAAAAATTTCTAACTTAGCAAAAACGGCTTTGCAAGGTGCGGCTACCTTACTCGCAAGCGCTACAGCCGCTCTGTCCGCTGGTGCTATGGCCGGTGTAAAATACAACGCTCAGATGGAGCAGTATATCACCAGTTTTGGGACCATGCTCGGCAGCGCGGAAAAGGCGCAGAACATGATCTCTCAAATTAAAAAGTTCGCTGCTGAAACGCCTTTTGAGCTGCCTGACCTCGCAAAGGGCGCGCAAACTCTGCTTGCTTTTGGTACAGCCGAAGAAAAAGTTCTGCCAATCATGAAAATGCTTGGCGATGTCTCCCAAGGCAACAAGGAAAAATTCGATGGACTTACTTTGGCCTTTGCGCAATGTCAATCTACTGGTAAGCTCATGGGGCAGGATCTCTTGCAGATGATAAATCAGGGCTTCAATCCCCTGAACGAAATCAGCAAGATGACTGGCAAAAGTGTTGCGCAGCTGAAAGAAGAAATGTCTAAGGGCGCTATCAGCGCCGAAATGGTTGCAGCGGCCTTTGAGCACGCCACAAGCGAAGGCGGCCAATTCTATAATGCCATGGAGGCACAGAGCAAAACTTTCAGCGGACAGCTCTCTACATTGAAAGACAATGCTCTTTCTTTGCTGGGTGAAATTACTGAAAGCTTCACCGGCAGTCTCAAAGATACCGCTTTGCCCCTCGTCAATGGCTGGATGACCGACCTCGCCGATGCTTTTCATCAAGGTGGGCACGAGGGTCTTGTTGTGGCCGCCGGCGATGTTATGAGCGACGCCCTCGTTACAGCCGCAGAGAATGCCCCTGGTACTGTCCAAGCGGCAGCAGGGCTTATTCGTTCCTTTGCTGCCGGTGTCTCTAAGAACAAAAAACGTATTTACTCTGCGGCTGTTGATATTGCCGCAACCCTCGGGAACGCTCTAGCGGACTTATTGCCTAAGAGTATCAGCGTTCCCGTCAAAAAGGCCATTTCCAGCGTACAAAGATCCTTTGAATCTGGCGGTCTGAAAAAAGCGGTCACAAGCGCCACTAAATTTATATCGGCTTTTGGTGACGCCGTCGGGGATGTCGCGGAAGTTGCATTGCCCGTACTCACAAAAGGGGTAGATTTGCTGGCCGATAATCTGGATGTACTTATCCCGATGTCGTTATCTGCTGCGGCCGCAGTAAAGGCAATGTCCATTGCGCAGAGTGTTTCGTCTGGTATAACCGCCTTATCTTCATCAATCAAAAATGCAACCGCTGCGGCAAATACAGTGCCGAAAGCTGCCAGCGCTATGAAGGGGCTCGCCGAGGCTATGAAAGCTGCATCTTCTTCGGGGGCTGGCCTTTCGGGCGTACTTGGCTCTATGATTGGACCGCAGGGGCTTATCATCCTCGGAGTCGCCGCTTTGGGCATATTTTCGGCCGCTGTGTACAAACACCTGAAAAAGCCTGTGGAGGATGTAAAGGATGGACTTTCGGACATGGGTGAATCCATGGCGGATTTTTACGACGATCTCAGTTCAGCCGAAAGCCATCTTTCTGACTTTGGGACGGCATTCGCTGCCCTGAACGACCAACAGCGCGAGCTTGAGGGCGCCGCTGCGGAAGTGCAGGCCAGCATCACTGCCACCCTCGAAAAAGGCGTAACAGAACGCGATGGGCTTACTCAAACGGACCTGCAAAATCTACAAGGTTACTATGACGAGCTGAACCGCATTTATGCTGAGCAGTTGGAGATCGAGCATCAAAAAACCGCTACCGTCGCCGAAATACAGTTGCAACAGGTTTCAAGCTATTCTGGCACAGCCGAACAACTCCGCACTGCAGGATTGGAAAGTCTAGCTACGCTTCGGGAACAAATCAACAATGAAATTGCGCTCATGGATGAACAGCTTACCGCAGAGACGGTGAATAGTCAAAATCGAATCGGCGTTGATGGCTGGACCCAACAGGAACACGAAAAATGGCTTGAATTACGTATTGCATCCGATCAGGCCCACAAGAGTGAGTTAGAGGCTCTGCTTGGTCAGATAGCATCTGTCTCTGCAAAAAAAAATGCGGAACAGCTCATGCAAGACGAAGCATTTAATGCTGCGGTCACCGGATACCATAGTAGTCTTGAAACTGAAATGCAGCGACACGCAGATCAACAAAAGTTTATTCGCGACACCATGTTTCTCGACACCGATCTTGCTAATTCCCAAATGATTACTGAGGAAATCATACATCAGCAAACCCTTAGTAGCATCTGGGCTACAATGACCAGTGACCTGAGCGACGAGCAGAAAGAACAAATCTCTGGTATGCTGATGTTCGCTGCCGAAACCAAACGCACCGGTGTAGTTCTCGATAAAGAAACCCAGGATGTCATTAAAATGATTCTAGATTCCTGGGAAACATTACCCCAGGAAGGGAAAGACACTGTTGCCAATCTGATAGACCCTATGCTTGAAGATATGGGTATCAAAGGTGTCAAATTGGAAGGTGCGTCGGAGGAACTCGGCAACAGCATTATAGATAGATTTCGTGAAGCCTGTGGCGTACGCTCTCCCTCTTGGAAAACCCGTGAAATCATGGATTACGTCATGCAAGGCGCAGAGCAAGGCCTTGACGGCCGCACACCTTCCCTACTCTCGAAAGCTGCGTCTATCGCAAATAGTATTATTAGCACTATCTCACAGGCATTCAAAGTACATTCCCCCTCCCGTGTTATGGAAGATATTTTCGGATATGTAATGGAAGGCGGTGAATTGGGCCTACTTGAAAACGCACCATCACTTTTTCGCGCAGCTGACAGCATTGCCGCCGGTGTGCTCTCTCGGTTGTCTATTGGCGACGCTGATAACTTCATCGCACACGCGCAGGGAATGGTACAACGTATGCGCTCTACCCCGGCTCTACGTATGTCTGCTTTGGGAACGCTGGCATCGCAACGCGAGACTCCTGCGTTCGCCCCAGGCGCAGGCGGCACCGTCACCAACCTTTATCAGACCATCAATACTCATGACAGCTTGTCGGAAAGCGAGCTTACGCGCGAAGCTGAAAATCTGTTGGAAAGGAGCCGGTGGAAAAACCCATGAACAGAGACACCATTTTCGTATACACTGCGGGGACCAACAGCGTTACCTTTGCCTATAAAAGTCCTCTCTGGGTCACCTCCATCACCGGCGCCTCGGGCAACGATGTCGCTGTCAGCGAATCCCAAGGGGCCGGGCAGGTGGGCAGCACCATCAGCAATCAATCCGTGCAACCGAGGGACATCACCATCAACGGTGCGGTCCTCGCCGCGGTGGAGGCGAACCGCCGCGGCATCCTGGCCTGTGTGCTGCCGGGCGTGACCGGGCGCCTGACCGTCATCCAGAACGGCGAGAGCTGGTACATCGACGGCGCGCCGAAACGGACGCCGGAATTTTCCGACGGCTCTGTTGTGCAGGACTTTCAATTTGTCTTGCATTGCCCCTACCCATACTGGCGCAGTACGGCGGACGGCAGCGCGCAGGTCGCGGGCCTTACAAAGCTGTTCCAGTTTCCGTGTTCGCTGGCAGGCACCTGGTATATCTCCAAATATTCGGACAGCCTGTTCACCGTCGTAAATAACGACGGCACGGCTGCGATGGAATTTGACGTCATATTCACCGCAGCCACCGAAGTAACAGACCCTGAATTTTACCATGTCGAGCGCGGCACCTTTATCAAAATCAATAAGGTGATGGCAGCCGGCGAAAAAATCACAGTCTCTACTGTCTATGGCCGTAAAGGCGTTACGCTCCAGCTCCCGGATGGCACCGAAGCTAACGGCTTCAAATATCTGGATGTCGGCAGCGATCTCAATATGCAGATGGCTCCCGGAACGAATACCATCCGCTGCGACGCGGCCAACAACCGGGAGGGGCTTCGCGTACAGGTCATCATGCCGAAAGGGGTGGTTCCCGGGATATGACACTCTATGTGTACAACCCCGCCCGGGAGCGCATCGGGCTTGTTGAGGACGTTCGCAGCCTGCAATGGCTATCGGAGTACCAGGACGCCGGAGAAATCAAACTGGTGTGCAGCGCCACAGAGAAAAATCGCGCGCTGCTGGTTGACGGCAACCGCCTGTATTGTACGGAGCAGCCTGAAAGCGCCATCATCCGTCAAACGCAAATAGACGATGACGGAAAGGATGCAAAACTCACTGTGCGGGCCATGTTATCCGCAGCCCGCTGGGCGGACCGTGTCGTTATGGCCACAGAACAGGTGCACAACGCCGAAGCCGGTATGCTGTCCCTCACAACCAAACACCGCCGGGGGCTGCCCGGCATCACAGGCGCGGCCAAAGGCATCGCGGTCTCTCTCGATACGCAAATCACCTGGGGAAGTGTGCTGGATGCCGAAATCACCCTCGCTACGGCGTCAGGGTTGGGCTTTCGGGAGGTGTTTGCGCCTGATACGGGTACAGAGGCTTTCGAGGTCTACGAGGGCGTAGACCGCACGCAGGGCGCCGGGTACAACGGCTATTTTGGCGACGACATCGACAATATATCCAGCCTTAAAATTGTCCGTGGGTCGGATGGCTGGAAAAACTATGCGATCATCGGCGGGCAAGGCGAGGGCGTGAACCGAAAGATTGTGACGGCGAGCCTCGGCGCGTATACCGGCGACGATCTGCGGGAACTGTGGGTAGATGCCAAGGACATCGGCACGACCTACCAAATCGCCGCGCCGGACGGCAGCGGCGGCTATACATACACCGAGGCCACCTATACCGACGAAGAATACGCAGCCGTTCTGCAGGCCCGCGGGCTGGAAAAACTGGTGGAGAACCTGCAAACGCTGGAAGTCGATGCGTCCATCGGCCAGGGACTGATGGAGTATGGCCGAGACTACGCGCTCGGCGATATCGTGCCCCTCAAGCTCACCCGGTACGGCCTACGGCTGTCCGCGCGTATTTCGGCTGTTCGCACTATCTACGAGAGTACCGGCAAAAAGGTTACTGCGGTGCTCTCGGACTTCAACCTTACAAAGGAGGCTTTGAGCCGATGATCTGTTTTCCTCTCGACAATACGCCCTACGAAGCCAAGGATATGGGCACTTATCTCGCCACGCGCACGCGCGGCGTTTTTTCCTCTGACGGAAACCTCGCGGTTACCCCCGGCGAAAGCGGCCTGTCCGTATCCGTTTCCCCCGGCCTTGCTTGGCTCAAGTGGTCGGACTATTGGGGTACAGCCGCCTTGCAGGAGCAGGCACTCACTCTCGCTCTGGACACCGCCGACGGCGCACTCAAGCGCATCGACGCAATTGTATGCCGGCTCGATAAGGTGAACAATCGCGCCGAGATCGTGGTAAAAAAAGGCGCTCCATCTTCCGCCCCCATCGTGGTACCGCCTGTACGCGACGCCAATTACGACGAGTTGTATATCGCCACGGTCCTGATCGGTGCAGGCGTCATCAGCATCAGCGCCAGCGCCATCACTGATCAGCGCCTCAATGAGGATTACTGCGGTCTGATGCGTGATGGCGTGACAGGGATTCCAACAGCCCCAATGCAGGCGCAGGTTCAACAGCTCATTGATCATTTACGCGCGGAAGTGGATGGCATTGAGCAAGGCAGCGAAGTCATGCTGAAAACTGTGTATGACGCGGACGGTGACGGCGTGGTGGATGAGGCTGCGGCGGCGCCATGGAGCGGTATAACGGGCAAACCCGACACGTTCCCGCCGTCCGCACATAACCACGACGACCGCTATTACACCGAAACCGAAACGGATACCAAGCTGGCAGGCAAGGCTAACAGCAGTCATACTCATAGCAAAGATCAGGTGGGGCTTGGAAATGTGGACAACACAGCTGACGCGAATAAAACCGTATTGGAAGCCAACAGGTTAAAGGTAAGAACAACAAGCAGTCTGGTTGTTACCGGCGGCAGCGGGCTATATTATTATCCCGCCAACGCACAAGACTTGCCACCAAACAATCAGGACGGACTTTTACTGTTTATCACTTATGGTGCTTGGGGCGGACAGCTCGCTTTCCCAACGGGCGGAGGCGTGTACTACCGCTACGGCACGACAACTTTCAGCGCATGGAAAAGACTTGACAGCTAAGGAGGATTCAATATGGTTTACTATTTCAGTTTGGCCGGAGACCAAGAGCGGATCAACTGCCTGCGGCCGGAGGACGAGATCGCAGACCTGCCCAACTGGTTTGCATGCGGAGAATTTGACAACATGGAAGCTGCGGAGCAAGCGCTGTTCCCGCTCGGATTGTTTGACGCGCAAGGCTGCGCGAACTACAAGCTTGTAGACGGTGCCCCCGTAGAGCGCACAGAGGTGGAGAAGGCGGCAGAGATTGCTGCGCGGCCCGCGCCGGAGCCGACACAGCTTGACCGTGTGGAGGCGCAGATTACCTACACGGCCATGATGACAGACACGATGCTGGAGGTGTAGATATGGCTCAATATCGCAAAAAGCCTGTAGTGGTAGAGGCATATCAAACCAGCGAGGATATGGACATCTATACGCTGGAAGGTGTTATGCACGCCTCAGCGGGGGATTACATTATCACGGGAATTTCAGGTGAACAATATCCCTGCAAGCCGGAGATTTTCGCGCAGACCTATGAGGAGGTGTAACCAATGTTTGAGAGTATCAAAAAGTGGTGCGCCATGGGCCTGTGGAGCGCCGCGCAGGTGCGGCAGGCCGTCCTTAAAGGAGTTATCACGGAGGCACAGTACAAAGAAATCACCGGGGAGGCGGAAAGCGCATGATGATTTTTAAGGGGCGCAACCGTGTAACCTCCGGCTTTCGGCTGGCAGCACGGCCGGAGCACAACGGCATTGACCTTGTGGGGGACGACGATAAAACAGTGCATGCCGTCGCGGGCGGCACGGTGGGGTTTGCGGGTATCGTATCCAAGAGCGCAGGCGGCTTGACATGGCAGTGGGGCTATTATGTGCGCATCGACGGCAATGACGGGCGCAAATATTACTACTGCCATTTGGCGGCGGGCAGCCTGCGTGTACGGGCCGGGCAGCGGGTTCAGGCTGGCACGGCGCTTGGCACGATGGGCAACACCGGGTACAGCTTCGGCGCGCACACGCATTTTGAAGTGCGTAATGCTTACGGCACGGCAATAGACCCGGCAGGCTATGCAGGCGTGCGGAATGCGGTTGGTACTTATACAGATACAGAAAGCGAGGACGACAATATGAAATTCCTTAAAGTGCTTTCCGGAAAATGCGAGGTGTTCACCGCGCCCGATGTGAATGCGGTGGACAAGCTCTATAACGGCGGGAAACTGACCGAGGGCGTGTGCTACCCGGTGCAGGCCGAGGTGGGCAGCTCCGGCGGATACAGCTGGGTGCGCATCTTCGTGGCGGGGGTGCAGTGTTACGCCGTGGTGCTGGCCGACCGCTGCCAGCTTGTGACGCTCTCCCCGGGTGACGCGTTCGCGGCCTGCGTGGCGCAGGGAGGTGCGGGCGGCGGCACAGAGGAGCTTAAAGCGCAGCTTGAAGCAGCGAACGCCCGAGCGAATGCCGAGGCCCACCGCGCGGAGGAAGCGGACAAGCGTGCTGCCGAAGAAACGCAGCGCGCCGACCGGGCAGAGGCTGGGGAGGCGAAGGCAAACGAGCAGGCGGGCGAATATTTGCGGCGAATTGAATCGGCCAAAGCCGCGCTGGGAGGTGCAGTATGATGGAAACGCTGAACAAAATCAAGCTGGCTGTGGTGGGCATTGCCGGAGCTATTACGGCTGTATTTGGATGGATGGGCTGGCTGGTGATCGGCTTTGCAGCCTGCATGCTGCTGGATTGGATTACCGGGAGCGTGGCAGGCAGCAAAAAGGACGGCTGGTCCAGCGCCACGGCCCGCGCCGGGCTATGGCATAAAGGCGGCATGCTTGTCGTGGTTGTGGTGGCCGCAGCGCTGGATGGCCTGCTGGGAATCATCATCAACAATATCACAGCAATCAAGCTGCCGTTTGAATATTCGGTGCTTGTGTGCCCGCTGGTGTTGTGCTGGTACATCGTTACGGAGCTGGGGAGCATCTGCGAAAATGCGGCGGCGCTGGGCGCGCCCCTGCCAGGATTTTTGAAAAAAATCCTCGCTGTGGTGAAGAACAGCACGGAGGACGTGGGGGAAAGCCTGACGGGCGGAAAAACGGAATAAATACAACACAGGCCCGCCCGGCGTGATGCTGCCGTGGCGCGACGCGGCCGCCGTGCACATGGCAAAAGACGGCATCGACGAGCCGACGCTCTATCT